TTCTCTTGTTAAAGAAGTCAGTATGTTTTGTAGTTAAGATTTCATCGTCAAACCATTCGGTAGTCGACAATAAAGTTTCGTTAACTTTAAAGATACTATCAATACCAATTGAATTTAATGATACGTTAAATCTGTGTTTTATAAACTCCATAGTTTGTTTTTTAGTTAAGAAGTCTAAGTCTCCATTTTCAAATATCCAATTAACAATTTCTTCTTCGGCATCGTAAGCTTCAAGAGTCGCGTCTATCAAATCTTCAATTAAATCTTCTGTCCACCAATCAGGATTTTCTGATTTAATTAAGTTTACTAAATCAAACCCAAATTCAGCGTGAATATTCTCTTCTTTTGATGTGGCTTCTACTGCGTTACTAATACCCTTTAGTTTATTTTTATGTTTGTTAAATGACATAATAACTAAGAACTGTGAGAACAACGAAACATTCTCAACAAACATAGAGAATAAAATTACTGACTCAAAGTATTCTTTATTTTCCACCGCCTTAGAATTCACTATCGCTTTTTCTAAGTATTTAATTCTTCTACGAATTGCAGGTACTTGTAACAAATTTTCAAATTCTTTATTAAGTCCCAATAATTGAATCAAATGCGAGTAAGCGTCTGCATGTCTAACTTCAGACTCGGCAAAAGTAGCACCAACATTACCAATTTCAGGTTTTGGCATTCTTTTGTAGATATCACCCCAAAACGTTTTTACAGCAATTTCAATCTGAGAAATTGCCAACATAGCTCTTTGTACTGCAGACTTTTCAGTTTCGTTAAGATGTACTTTAAAGTCTTGTATGTCTGAAGTATAGTTAAACTCTGTATGAACCCAGTAAGAATGACGTATAGCATCAACATAGTCGTTTAGACTTGGGTAATCATATGGTTTTAAATTAACTCTCTTAGAAAAGATGTTTGGTCTATTTTTTGCTCTGTAGACTATATATTCCTTAGCAACCTCATTTAGTCCATTATCCATTAGTTTATTTTCGACCATATCATGTACCTCATCAACGTGAGGTACTCTATCTTTGTAACCTCTGAATAAAGCCTTAGTTGATATTCTAGCAATTTTTTCTGCCATCTCATTGTCAACCATATCAATACTATCCATAGCCTTTAGTACCGCCTTTTCAATTTTTTCAGTTTCAAATGGAACCTTGTTCCCACTTCTCTTAATTACATAACGCATATCTTTCTCTAACATATTGTTTAAGTTTTCCATAATACTAACAAGTTTTATTGTTTATTTTCTTTTTGCTTTCTTTTGTCAAGAAGCTCCTTAATTCTTTCTCTATTCCTCTCTTCTTTTTGTTCTTCCAATCCTAAGAATGTCACACTTTGTTCTGTGTCGATAACAAGCATCTCGTTATCAAACTTACAGTTCTCAAAAACGACCCCATCCTTTCCAATACGGGACTTTGTGATTGCAATGGTAGCCAAGTTCATCTCCTTCTGTTGTAGTGACTTGGCGACCGATATAATTACGTGACCGACTTGAGCCTTTTTGATTGAACCTCCCATCTGGTCTGTGGTAACAACGTCAGAAGAAATAGAACTTCTATTACCCTGTGTTGCGGTCCATCCAACCAAATTAAGTTCGTGACACATCGCTTCAAAACCTCTCATAACAGAACCTTCACTTTTCCATTCGTCACCCAAATTTTTGTCAGGAACAACACAATCGATATAATCCAAAACTACCATATCGACTTTAGTTCCTTCAGCCATCATCTTACGAATTTGGTTCTTAATTTGATTCATTGTCAATGTGTCAGAAGGTAATTTTTTAAGTACCAATTTATTGGGAGCGTTTTCCCTAATTTCTTGAACTTTTTTGAGTACCTTATCTTTATGCATTGACAATAAGTCAGGAGCGATTTCTGTCCAAAGAGTAAAATGTTTTCTTTGGATAATCTTTGGGTTGTCCTCGAAGAAAATTTGAAGAACGTTATATCCAAGATTGAATGCGTGATTAGAAATTTTTGTTAAGAATGTAGATTTACCTACACCTGTTGGTGCCAAGATAACTCCCAACTCACCTTTAGCAATACCGCCCTTTAAAAGGTTATCGATACCAGGTATACCCATAGGGATTGGGTGTCTAAAGTCTTCTTCTAAAACATCGTCCAAATTAGCAAAAACGTCTGCTGTACCAGCATCAACTTCACCAACTTGTAACGCCTCTCTAACCATCTCTTCAAGGTGGTCATAGCTTTCAAAATCACCTTTGTCGATGATTTTTTGAGCTTTACCCATAACTTTTTGTAATTCTTGTTGTTTACAAAACTTTAACGCTTTTTCTTGAACAAACGATTCTCCCTCCGCGGGGGCTTCTTTGATTTGGTCAATCATATCCAATACCATCTTCTGTGCCATAGGTGATGACACTTCAGATTTCACAAGTTGTTCTAACGTATTATATGAAGGTGTATGTTCGTACTTTTGGTAGTACTCCTTCATAATTTGCATAATCAACTTGAAGTATTGGTTGTCAAAATATTTTGGCTCGATTACATCAACAATCGAAGTAGCAAAGTCCTTGTAAAGAACGATGTTATTAAGTAGTTGAATCTGAAATGTATTGCCGAGGTATCCAAAATTTTTTTCTTTTGACATGTTGATTGAAATTATTAAAAGGTTGTTTAAATAAATATGCTTAAGTTAGGCTATATTCTTGGTATTCGCATGTCAATTTGTCAGTGGAGCAGACCTCGGTAAGTGACTTCAAGACAGACTTTAGGTGTGGGCGTACGTCAACGGTATATCTGACCTTTGGTGGGTACATTTTTCCATCCCATCCGCGATGAAAAATAATTTTATCGTTGTGTTTAATGTAGATATTAAACATCTCATCATCATCAGTCATGGATGTTTCAAGTATCATTGGGTCCGCCATGATTTGAAACTGATTGTCCAACATGTACCATACTGTTTTACTCTTCAAATCTTTATGAATCTTATCGTAGATATCACTAACAGTTTCATGTAAATCAATACTGTTTTTGACCTCTTCGTTAAAACCTTTAACATTGTAAAATCTTTGTACGATGATGTTGTCGTTCAACGTCAACAAAAACTCCATCTTTGTGATTTCATTTTTTTCCTTAATCATGTTTTTTTTGTTTTTAATTAGTTTTTTGTTTTTTTAAATCTTCGTTTTTCTTTTCTTGTGAGTTTCATAAAAGGTGTCAAGAAATACACCCATGCGTTATCTGTTTTTGGTAAATACTTAAATATTCCATCGTCCATCATCATCCTCATAAGATTTTGATATCCCCTTCCCTCAGGGTCTATATCTTCTTCGTAATAAAGTTGAACGAGTTCCCTTGCTTCTTCTGTTAACAAAGGTTGTGAAAGGTCCACGAGTTGTTTGTTAATAACATAAAACTCTTCTCCATATACCCCTCTCTTTGTCTTTCCCGATAACAAGTTTTGTAATGCTCTGTTGTCTTTATCATTCTCGTGTAGTTTTTCACCTTTTTGTAAAATATCATCAACAGAAACTACAGAGTCAACTATCTCAGGAAAAAGTTTTGAAAATGTCTTCTCACCGAAATAGTAGATACCGTCAATATTATCTGACTTATCACCAGATATAATCTTAAAGGTACTAACGTTTTGGTGGGGTATAGAGATGTCTTTTAACTTAACCTTATCTCCGAACTTAATCATTTGTTTTTGAGAGGGGGAGTAGACCTGCACAGACTCAGATATGAGCTGTGTCAGGTCCTTGTCAGCAGAGAAAATAGTTTTAGTTTCATTATTAGAGATTTGACAATAATATGCAATCATATCATCTGATTCATTATTATCCACCTCCACTTGGCGAATGAACATTTCCTCAAGGTATTGTTTAACTCTATCCGTCTGCCAATTAAACGATTGTTTTTGGATATCATTCAAACGGTTGTACCTTCTATTTTCCTTATATTCAGGGAAAATACGTTTTCTCTGTACTGAGTTATTTTCTCCATCCCAAAAGACAATAACCTTATCGTAATTGTGCTCATCAATAAATCTACGAAGAGTGTTCATAAAGTGGTATATACCACCGATATGATTACCTTTATGGTAATACTCCCGTACACCGTGATACCCAATCTTGAAAAGGTTATTTCCGTCTACTAATAAGGTCTTAGTCACACCATAAAACTTAAATGGTTACACTTTCTTCTTCTTCCAACTTAAAGTCACTACCCGTACCGATAATATCTTTCCAATACTCAGAATGTTCTGACTTGTATTGTTCAATAGACTTCTTTTCTTCTGCGGCGTCTTTTCCTGCCAAGAAACCGTGAGCTGTAACAAGGATTCTACCGTCCTCATATCCAAGTCCGTTGATGTGGTTTTTCATAACCGATACTTTTGTTCGAGTTGCGAACTTTACTTTTCTCTTGTCTTTTACCGCAGTAATCTTTGTGGTTCCCGCACCCTTTTGGTTTCCAAACAAAAAGACCAAAGATGAGTTTAACCAAATCGCTTCCCCACCTTTTGCTTTAATTTTTGGTTGACCAAATGGATTGTCAGGAAGTTCCACCCACGGTTGGTTGACAATAACCAAAGTGTTCTCGTACTTAGAGTCAGACCTTCGTGAACCTGAAATTCGTTGGTTGATACCCATACCAATTTTGTCAGCAAGAACCGCAGCGTTGTGTTGCTTACCACCCTTACCGTCATATGTCATCTTACAAGGTACAGAACCAACAGAGTCCCATAAGAACAACAAGTCATACTCCAAATCACCTTTGTCTTGAGCGTCCAACAACTCATTAATATAGTCAGTAATCTGTTCTATATACTCAAAGTTGTTATTAAAGAGGAAGAATCCGTCCCAATCCAATTCGCCGGTTTCTTCATCAACCACTTCTTCACACTCAAAACCCATAAGTTTTGCGTGGTCAAAAGACCATTTTTGCTCCGTGATAATAAACACAGGAAGGATACCCTTCTTTTGTGCATCAACCGCAGCCTTTACCAACGCAGTTGTTTTACCCGTATCCGAGTGACCCAAGAACATATTCAAATGTCCCATAGCCGGACCTGGCACGCCAACCGCATCCAAAAATTCAGTACCCAAGTCATAAAATCTTTGGGGTTTGAATTTCGCAGAAGAAGAGAACTTCTTCTTTATTGAACTAAAATCTTTTTTCTTAATTGCCATAGTTTTTGTATTACGTGTTTTTCGTTACGAACTTTTCGTAATGAAAAAGATGGAAGGGATTTCTCCCTCCCATCTGTTGTTTTGGTTTTTTAGAAAGGAAGGTCTTCGTCAACCTCCATTTCCGCTTGTGGGTCCTCCACTTCTTCCTTAACCACCTCTTTTTTAGTTGTAGTACCTCCAATAGTTTCGGTGTCTTCACCATCACCATATACAAACTTCTTAAGTTCAGAGTCCCATACAGGTGTCTCACCACGAGCAACCGCCTCCAAGTATTCAACAGGACGTTGTGCGTATACGTCAGACCAAGTCATCTCATCTTCAATCCATTCTTTCATTTGGTCCGCGTCGTCACTCAAAGGAGCCGGGTCGTCGTACATAATAGTTTGAACTACCGTGTACTCAATGCCTGAGTTAGTCTTAGATTTAGACAACTCAACAATCAAATCACGACCTTCGTTAGCGTCAGTAATATCACCTTTTGCTCTCCAAATAGGGATGATTTTGTCAAGGATACCTTCTTGTTTGTAGTTGTCCTTAAATCTCCAAAACTTAACACCATCCTCTTCATTGTCACGGTCAACAACCTTAACAATGTAGAACTTACGAGGACGATACTGCATTGCGAGTTTCTTATCGGACTCCTTACCTGTAGACATCAACTCTTCATAGACCTCAGTCAAAGGTGAACGCTCACCATCGTTTTTACCTGGGTCGTACAATTTAACCCACTTACCGTCAACTTGGACTTCGTGGAACCATACTTCT